CAGAACGGTGTATATACTGTAACGGATATAGGTTCTGCAAGCACTAACTGGGTACTAACCCGCTCTACTGACACAGATAGCTATGCTCCGTCTGACCCTAACTCGTTTGGTAAAGGTGACGCATTCTTCGTACTAGAAGGTAATGCAGGTGCAGGTGAGCTATATGTGATGAACACTGAAGGTACAATTACTTTCGGTACAACTAATATTACATTTACACAAGTAGCCTCTACTGCAGTATACAGTGCAGGTAATGGTGTAACACTTACAGGTACAGTCTTTGCTGCAGATGCAGGTACAGGTGTTACTGTAGACGGTTCAGGCATTAACATTGGTCAGGCAGTAGAGACAACCTCTGATGTAACATTTAATAGTGTGGCAGCAGCCCTAACGGGTAACGTGACAGGTAACGTTACTGGCGATGTAACAGGTAATGCTGATACAGCCACTGCTCTTGAGACTGCTCGTAACATTGGTGGTGTATCATTTGATGGTACAGCAAGCATTAACTTGCCTGGTGTTAATACTGCAGGTAACCAAGACACAACAGGTAATGCAGCTACTGCAACAGCTTGGGAAACAGGCCGCACTATTAGTTTGACAGGTGATGTCACTGGTAGTGTTACTGGCGTTGACGGTTCAGGTAATGCTTCTATTGCAACTACTATTGCTGCTAACTCTGTAGCACTTGGTACGGACACTACAGGTGATTACGTATCTACTGTTACATCAGGTAACTACCTTACAGGCGGCACTACAGGTGAGGGTTCCACACCTACGCTTAACGTAGATGCTACACCAACTAACACAGCATCTAAAGTTGTAGCACGTGATGCCTCTGGTAACTTTAGTGCAGGTACTATTACTGTGAGTAACGTTACAGTCTCAGGCACTGTAGACGGACGGGATGTATCTGTTGACGGTACAAAGCTAGACGGTATAGCAACAAGTGCTAACAACTACACCCACCCATCTCATCCCGGTGATGACATCAATATAGATACTGGTGCCTTGACTGGTGCCACAGTTATATCTGACCTAGACTTTAACGTAACCACTGACACTTTAGGTCACGTCACTGATGCTAATGCTACAGTTTCTACCCGAAACATCACATTGGCAGACTTGGGCTACACTGGCGCTACTAACGCCAACTATATAACCAATAACAACCAGCTAACTAATGGTGCGGGTTATACAACTTATACGGCAAACCAAAGTTTAAACACGACTAACAGTCCTTCGTTCGCTGGCCTAAACATTAACGGCAATCTTAACGCTGTAGATACCATATACCTTGCAGGTACGGTTTATCACGAAGGTGACACAAACACATATCTGTCCTTCTCGACAGACACTGTGTATTTAGCGTCAGGCGGTACTGACAGGGTAATTGCAAACAACACAGGTGTACGATTAGGCGACCTCGGCAACGGCTACTTCCGTCCTGTCTCTGGCAACTATGGCTCTATTGAGATTGATGGTGGTGCGCATGGTGGCTGGGAGGGCTACAGCATTGGTGGTCGTGCTGTGCTTATGCATGATAACAGTACTGTTGTGGGTCTGTATAATGACGTAAACGATGAGTGGCTTATTAGATGTACTTTCAATGCCGCTACAGAGCTATATTATAACAACTCGTCCAAGCTCCAAACTACGGGCAGCGGGGCGAACATCTCAGGCAATCTTTACCTTTCTGGTTCTGTAGGAGAAGATTATGATGCACTCTCAGGCACATCTCCAACGTGTAACGTAGACAATGCTGGTGCATTTAGTCTGACTATGACAGGCAATACAACCTTCACATTTAGTGGCGCAGACAGTGGCTACTCTATGGGCTTCATCTTACAACTAACAGGCAACGGATCAACAGTCACATGGCCTAGCTCAGTAAAGTGGGCTGGTGGCGCAGCCCCAGATGCTCCTGCTTCAGGTGAAACAGATATTCTAGTCTTCCATACACGTGATGGTGGTACAAACTGGTATGGTGTACTCTCAAGTGACGCTGCTGCATAAGGAGTAAAGCATGGCCTACTCAACTAATCCTTTCTCAGTAGCTACCTTTGGTGAAAGCTATGAGCAGGCCAATGCTTCCTTTGTACTTACAGGTGTTGTAGGTACAGGTGCAGTAGGTGATCCAGATATTAGCTCACGTACTACTGTTATTATTGCAGGCGTACAAGCTAACGGTGCAGCAGGAAGCGCAACAGCAGCAGCAGGTGCAGTAGTTGTACCATCAGCAGTAACAGCTACAGGTGCAGCAGGTGCTATTACAGTAGACGGTGGTGTAGGTACAACTCCTACTATCACAATGGCTACAGCATTTACTGCAAGTCTGGGTGGCATTACCGTAAGTGCAGGGTTTGGCCCCACTATACAGCCTGTAGGGTTTGGCTTACAGATTATCACTGACTCACTACTAGTAGAGGGTGATGAGGTTGTAGTAGAGTCAGACGCTAACATCAGCCTAGCAGGTAAAGGTGTAGGTGGTACGCTATTAGGCAACACAGTTACACCAGACTGTCAGGCTGTAGTATTACCCGCAGGAGTACAGGGTACGTTTACTGTAGGCGATGAAACTATTGATGCAATACAGTTTGACTATGAGTCAATCAAAGAAAACTACAGCAGAGATCGTACTGCTTACATAGGTGAGTATAGCACACTAGGTAACACAGCGTATGTACGTGCAGCATAGGAATAATAATAATGTCTCTTAAATGGCCTAACAAAGATCCTGATGAAATACTAGACTATAGCATTGACTGGTCTCGCTTTCTTAGTGGTGCATCTCTTAGTAGTGTTACTTGGTTTGTTGATGACGCTGATGGTGTGAAGACTCAGCTTATCCCTAGTGGACAGCTTGTCAAAGGCATACAGCTTATCTCTGCTACTAACACAGACAAAGTAGCAACTGCACGTATAGGCTCTGGTGATAATAATATACAATACCAGTTCTACTGTCGTATAGCCGACACGAATGGCTTAGTAGTAGAACGTAAGGTTCGTTTACGTGTAAGGAATAAATAATGGCATATAACTATTTAGGACTAGTAAACGAAGTAAACCGCCGCCTTAACGAAGTAGAGCTATCAAGTTCTAACTTTGATACAGCTGCAGGTTTCTATAGTTCAGCTAAAGATGCTGTAAATGCTTCGCTACTACACATCAACCACGAAGAATATAACTGGCCTTGGAATCACATTCTAGAAGAAGAGACTCTTACTGCTGGTGTAACACGGTACGATTATCCTACGGACGCTAAACTAATTGACATGAATAGCTTTCGCATTAAGAAAGATGACTCATTAAATGTAAGCACTACTAAACTAAAATCTATGGATTACCAAGAATACCTTGACAACTATGTTGATTATGAGTATAACACTGGTAGCGACTTACAAGATCTTCCCCGTCATGTTGCTCGTTCTCCAAGCCAAGAGTTTCTCGTAGTACCTACTCCAGACAAAGCTTATGATATAGTATATGAGTACTACCGCAATCAGGTATCACTTGAGTTGTATGATGATGTACCTAATGTTCCTATTGAGTTTAAGCATATTATTGTAGACGGTGCTATGTTCTACGCATATCAGTTCCGTGCTGATACACAGGCATCTCAGATTGCACAAGGCAAGTTTGAATCGGGTATTAAGTATATGCGTAGTTTGTATATTAACCGTTACGACTATGTACGTTCTACAATGATTACACGTAACAAACCTAGCCTAAGAGTAACATAATAATGGCTACACAGTGGCAAACATTTCCAGTACCCTTTACGGGAGGCTTGATTACAAACATCAGCCCTCTCCAGCAGGGTATTAATAATGTAGGTTCAGCATTTCAACTACAAAACTTTGAGCCTTCCCTAGATGGAGGTTACCGTAAGGTAGCAGGCTATACTAAGTTTATTGATGCTGAGCTTCCTGGCTCTGGTGTAGTACAGGCTCTAGCGTTAGTGCAGCAGGCTAACAACCAAAAGGTCATTGCTGCACGTAACGGCGTGTACTACATAGGCAACGCCATTGATTCTACACCTGCATGGACTTCTCTTGCTACAGCACCTGACATTACCTTCACTAAGGTAAGACAGGCACGTTATAACTTCAATAACGTATACCAGATATGCTTTGTTGACGGTGTAAACTTCCCTGCATACTATGATCGTACAGCAGGTACACTGACGCACATGACAACCTCAGCAACTAATGATGCTGTAGAGGGCGCAAGTCATGTCTGTATGTTTAAGAGTACACTCTTCTTTGGTGTAGGTACAGAGCTAGTCTTTACAGCACCCTATAGTGCAGATGACCTAAGCCCTGCTAATGGTGCAGGGAGTATTAGTATTGGCTCAGAGATTACGGGACTGATTGTCTTTCGTGATCAGCTTATCGTCTTTGCTGTAGATAAGATCATGCGTATCACAGGTACTAGCGCAGCAGACTTCTCTATGAGTGCTGTGACAGAAGACTTGGGATGCTTAAGTGCTGATACTATCCAAGAGGTAGGCGCAGATGTTATGTTCCTTGGCCCTGACGGTTTGCGTACACTAAGTTCTACAGACCGTATTGGTGACTTTGGTATTGATGTTGCCTCTAAGAACATTAGACCTACAGTAACTAAACTACAGGACTACGCTGCTAGTTTTAGCAGTACTGTTATTCGTAGTAAAGCTCAGTACAGATTGTTTGCTTATGTAGACAGTGAACGGGATGGTGTTGCTAAGGGTGTACTAGGCACTAAGTTTATTGACCAAGGGGGTCAAGGCTTTCAGTGGGCTGAGCTTAAAGGCTTTAAAGTGTACATTGCAGACTCTCAGTTTATTGGTGAGGATGAGTATCGTGTCTTTGCTAATAATGATGGCTACGTTTACAACTTAGATACAGGTACTAGTCGTGATGGATCTGCTATTGATGCTATCTATGAGTCACCTTATATGCCTATTAATGACCCTCAGGTACGTAAGACTTTCTATAAGTTAAACTTCTACATTAAACCTTTTGGTGCTATCAATATAACTGCAGGTATTAAGTTTAACCAAGGCAGAACAGGGTATATTCAGCCACCTTCGTTTCAGATTGTGCAGACAGGTGGTGAGCAAGGTATCTATAGTGATAATACGTCTACTTTTGGCACTGCTGTGTATGGTGCGCCTAGAACGCAGAACTACCTAAACCAAGTTATTGGCTCTGGTGAAACAGTAGCGATACGTATTGAAGATAATAGTGATGATGCAGCATTCCTATTAGACACAGCACTCTTTGAGTATGCTACAGATGATAGACAGTAAGGAAAACTGATATGGCAGGTTATACACGTCAAGACTTAGCTAATAACATTGCTAACGGTAACGTAATTGATGCTGATGATTTTGACAACGAGTTCAACGCTATAGATGCAGCGTTCAACAACGCTACAGGACATACTCATGATGGTACGGCTGAGAATGGCGCACCTATTACAGTGGTTGGCCCCGTGCAGGATGTCATTGTTACTGCTGCTGTAATGCG